TATCTACGGTACGGACAATCAGTCGGTCAAGTTCACCCCTGATTTCTCAACGTTTACAACTGTTACTGGTACCGCTGCATCCAAGTTGTACAGCATCGCGTCGGATGGTTTCAACGTTTTCTATTCGTACGCCAATGGTGACATCGATCAGACGAACGCTGGCATCTCTACTTCTTCGGCGTACATCACTGGTATCGAGGCTGGCCTCCTTCGCTATGTAAAAGGTCGTCTGATGGTTGCTGGTCAGGGAGCGGACAAGCACAAGATTTGGAACATCACCACGGCTGCTGGTTCTAGCGCCAACAACCCCAGCGCCTTGTACACGCACCCGAACACTTCGTTTACTTGGAAAGGTTTTGCTGCTGGGCAGAACCACATCTATGCGGCTGGTGTGGCGGGTAACAAAACGATTATCTACAAGACCGCAATCAAGGCGGACGGTACAGCTTTGGACATTCCGACGGTGGCTGGAGAATTGCCACTCGGAGAACTGGTCACGACCATTGACGGCTACCTTGGATACATCTTGATTGGTTTGGAAACGGGTTTCCGTTTCTGTTCGTCTGACGAGAACGGAAACCTGGTAATTGGGCCTCTCGTCCGGACCGGTACATCGACCACCTGTTTCGCTGGTATCGGACCGTACGTTTATTTCGGTTGGTCCAACTTTGATTCTGTATCAACTGGTGTTGGTCGCATGAACATCGCAGATCAAGTCACTACAAACCAGCCTGCTTATGCGTCTGACTTGATGGTGACTGGTCAAGGGACGGTGCTGGACATCCATGAATTTGGTGATGTCCCCGTGTTCACTGTGTCTGGGCTTGGCGCGTACAAGGAACATGCCAGCAACCTTGTCGCGTCTGGAACTTTGGACACGGGCATTTACCGTTGGGGTGTTGGTGACGCAAAGTTCGTGCCGAAGTGGGATCTGCGTACCGAACCGTTGAATGGAACCGTGCAGTTGTCGGTGTCCAATGATGGTGGGACGTTTGACTCTGTTGGTACCCAGACAACGGCAAGTTCTTTGGAGTCCACGTTTGATGGTGACGAGACGAGGATCTTTGAAGCTGAAGCCCGACTCACTCTTACACGTTCTGGCACGGATTCTACGGTTGGTCCAATTTTGACTCGTTGGATGGGTCGCGCTTATGCTGCGCCGCTTCGCTCCAAGATCTTCTCTGTCCCTGTTCTGTTGCATTCCAAGATCAGGGTTAAGAACGGCAGCGAGTTTTACTTTGATGTCCGTGACGAACTGGACTTCTTGGAGTCACTGGTGGATAACCCGAGGATTGTTTCCTATCAGGAGAACAACTCGGTGTACTCGGTCGTTGTTGAAGATGTCCGTTGGCGTCCCGTTGACTCTGGCCCACCGTTGGATGAGTGGACTTGGGATGGGACGGCAACGCTAATTATGAGAAGTGTAAGATAGGAGAGCCATGCCCGCTTTTGCCCGCAGACAATTCGCTGGTGCCGCTGTCGCCACGACGCTGACGGCAAGCATCAACAGCACAGACACCACCTGCTCTCTTGCTGCCACCACTGGCTGGCCTTCGGCTGCTGGTGTTTCGTTTTATGTGGTGATTGATCCAGGCACTTCGGTTGAGGAGAAGTGTCTTGCCACTATTTCTGGTTCGACGCTGACGTTGACCCGCGGCCAAGACGATACGACTGGTGCGAACCACGCGTCTGGAGCAACGATCTACCCGGTATTCACCGCTAACGATGCGGATGAAGCTAATGAGGTTGCTGCGAAGTTGACGACGAAGGGTGACTTGCTGGTCACTACTGGTTCGGCGTTGAACCGTTTGGCTGTCGGTACGAACGATCAGGTGTTGCTTGCTGATTCTGCTGCTACGAATGGTGTTAAGTGGGGGACGGTTTCAGCTACTGGTTTGGCGTCTGATGCTGTGACGACTGCGAAGATTCTTGATGCGAACGTAACCGAGGCCAAGCTTGCTTCTAACGCTGTTGCTACTGCGAAGATCGCTGATAACGCTGTGACGCAGGCCAAGTTGGCTGACCGTGTTATCGGTTCAGCAGAGTATGACAGCCTCTCATTGAACGCTCAGACTGGTACTACTTACACGTTGGTGTTGGCTGACGCGCACAAAGTTGTTACGTTAAACAACTCGTCGGCTATCACATTGACGGTTCCACCGAACTCATCTGTGGCTTTTGAGACTGGTGACCAAGTGAACTTGTTGCAGCTAGGTGCAGGTCAGGTGACGGTTGCCGCTGGTTCTGGTGTGACCTTGCGGGCACAAGGTTCGAAGGTGAAGTTGAACGGTCAGTACGCCATCGGCACCCTTGTCAAGATTGCTTCTGACGAGTGGGTGCTGGTCGGCAATACGGTGGTCTGATGCTGTTGCTCGCCGCTGCCGCAGGTGTGAACAGCCCACCAGAGTTGGAGTATTTGGTCGTCGCCGGTGGTGCCGGTGGTGGTGCTGGTGGCGCCAACTATTCGTGTGGCGGTGGCGGCGGTGCTGGTGGTTATCGCTGTTCTGTGGTCGGTGAGACTTCTGGTGGCGGGGCAAGCGCAGAATCAAAGTTGGCGGTCAACAGCGGCCAGTCGTTGACGGTCACGGTAGGCGGCGGCGGTGCTGGTGGTACTGGTTCGTTCGGTCGTGGTACTAACGGCAGCAACTCTGTGCTGGGTTCAATCACTTCGACTGGTGGCGGTGGCGGCGGAACATACAACGGTGGTCCCGGTTTAACTGGTGGTTCTGGTGGTGGTGGTTCTGGTTGGGGTACGGGAGGCAACGAGCAGCCGGGTGCTGGAACCGCTAATCAAGGTTATGGTGGCGGCACCGGCAATAACACGCCAGACTGTGGTTCGTACGGTGGCGGTGGTGGTGGTGCGGCTTCTGCTGGTAGCGCAAGCACGGCTGGTACGGGTCGGGCTTCGTCGATTACGGGTTCGTCTGTTACCCGTGCGGCTGGTGGTGCTGGTGGTACGGGTGCCGGTAACTTCGGTGGTGCTTCTGCTTCGGCTAACACTGGTAGCGGCGGCAACGGTACGTCTTGGTGCACTGGCGACGGTCAAGCAAACGGTGGTTCTGGCGGTTCGGGAATTGTCATTTTCCGTTACCCGGACACGTTCAACGACATCACCACTATTGGCGCAGGTTTGACTTACACTCGCACGGTTTCGGGTGGTTACAAGATTTATTCGTTTACCGCTGGTAGCGACAGCATTACCGTATAGCCGATGCGGAATCTCCGCTGGATAATTTTTTTGCCAGCGGCTGTGTTAGCGTTTGCGTCCCCTGTTTCCGCTAACACTTTTACCGAGACTTTTGATGACAACACCTACGATCTGTCTGTGCAGTTGGGCACAAATGCCCGGTGGTGTTTTGAATACAGTAACCAGTATGGGACTTCAGGCCCGTCCTTGTGCTTGTTCAACACATCCAGTCCCACCGTCTTTGTGTTCCCAGACGATGTTCAGGTTCAAGGATTCGAGTTCGTCGCTGGAGCCAAGAACGGAACCGTTGATTTAACTGTCGTTTACGACGACGAAACCACCGGCCAGTTCCCTATCGACGGGTCGTGCTGTGAGGTAACGGTGCAGGTTACTGCCCCCGAGGGACAATTTATTGAATCGTTTTCTGTCCCTGCCGACTGGGATCTTTGGTTGTTTGATTCTTTGGTTTGGGTTGCCGACCAGGTTCAAACATCAACGACAACAACAGAACCGTCAACGACAGTCCCAGAATCATCCACAACGCTAGAAACAACCACGACATCTACTTCCACCACTTCTTCGGTTCCAACAACAGCACCACCCCCACCGCCAGCCATGCCAGAAGCGGAGCAAACAACAGTACCCGAAACATCTATTCTCCCTTCCACATCAGTCGCGCCTTCCACAACTGAAACGCCAGTAACAACGCTGCCCCCGGCCACATCCACCATTCCATCAACCAGCACCCTACCTGCTACCACTGTCCCTGACACCACAATCCCTCCAGACGCGTCAGGAAGCTCGGAGAGCGACGCAAACCCAGATCCCGTGGTAGACACAGGGCCGGTTGAACAGCCCCCTTCTGACGCGCCTTTGGAACAGAAGTTGGAATTTGAGTCCAAAGTGGACGTGTTCTCTGGCGAGTACGACGAATATGTGCCCGTCGGGTCAACGATCACTGTCGCCCAACGACGCACCGTTGTCGCTGTGACAGCCGTACTTATTATGTTTGCGCCACCCCCAACTAGAATGCGACGGACATGAAAAAGTTCCTAGCTTTCTTGGGGGATAACAGTTGGACCTACGCCGGTACCGGCCTGGTTCTTATTACTTTGACCGGGCCGACACTTCGGCAGGCAGTTTGGTTGACTGGTGTAACATTAGTCCTACACGCAGTAATCACATTATCGCTTAAGGAAGACTAATGGCAACCCTCAAGACCCTGATCCTTCGTATCATCGCCGTGTTCGGTTCGTCCGCCCTCGCCGCTGTCGCAGGTGGCGCGGTTCTTGACGTTGAGTTGTGGAAGGCCGCCGCTATCGCCGGTATCGTCGCCGCCGCCAAGGTTACCGAGGCACTGTTGCGTGCATGGTCGAGCGATGGTGTGCTCACCAAGGAAGAGATTGCTGAGGCTTTCGGCAAGGCTAAGTAATGGCAAAGCCTTTCCCCATTGTCAAAGTAAAGCTTTGCTCACACCTTAAGGGTGTCAAGCCAGGAGAATTAACGCCTGACCTTCTCAAGAACATTGAGAAAGGCAAGCTGCACCATTGTGCCGCTGACGCATACGAGGCTATGGATGAGGCGGCCAACGAAGCAGGCATTGACCTAAGCCCCACTTCAACCGCTGACACATACCGTTCGTTGGAGATGCAAGAGTACGGGTTCTTTCAACGGCACACCACCACCCCGAAGCCGAAGCAGATGAAACAGAAGCCCCGCATCTACAAGGGCAAGGCTTGGTATTTGAAGAAGGGCATGGCCCCCCTGGCGGTCCCCGGTACCAGCAACCACAACCTCGGTATCGCTGTCGATATTGCTAACGCTTCCGGCAAGCGTCTTGAGTGGATGTTGGCGAACGCCCACAAGTATGGGTTCTCTTGGGAGTTGCAGTCCGAGCCGTGGCACATCCGTTATGTGGCAGGCGATGATATTCCAGAGGCAGTCAAAATCTGGAAAGAGTCCAAAGTTACCGAGCAGTAACATGGATGCGGGTTGGGCGGTATTTCTCGCGTCAATAGTGACCGCCTCAGGTGGCGTCGTTGTCGCATTGCTCAGCAAGTTCCGTAAAGAAAACGCCAAGGACCACGAAGTTGTTACGGGCCTTTTGCGCATGATGTACCGAACCCAGCAGCGGACCGAACAAAAACTCGGCAAGGTTGACGAGAGGCTACAAGAGCACATAGAGTCGCACCACCACAAATAGGAAGGTGCTTGCAAATGGCGAGGGGACTTACTACCGTAGAACTTGAGTTCATCGTTCGCGCTCTCAGAAAGTCCCAAGTGGGTCGGTCTGAAGCGGATGCGCTCTGGGACATAGTTCACAAAATTGAAAAGATTGTGGAGGGATCGAAACATGAGCAAGCAAAACGGAAGCCTGTTAAACGATCTGAGGGCTGAGCAACGATCAGTCTCTGGGCGCATCCCAATGATTGTCGCTATCGCAAATCAGATGGGCGAGCAGGATCGAAAAGATTTGTTGGAAGCTTTAGGCGATCTGACGATTACCGCACCAATGATTTCTCGCGCGTTGAAGAAGCGTGGGTTTGACATCAAGCCAGGATCCATCAACCAGTACAGGCGAGGAGAGATTGCCCATGTCATTTCGTGAAGAAGCAGAGATAGCAGCAGAGATTCAAGAGTTGCGTTCCGCGTTGAAGCGGTCGCAGCAAGCTGAGTCGAAAGCAAAACGTAAGTCCGCGGATTTGGTGGCTGCCGTGTATCAAGCAACGTTGGATGCGGCTCGTGCTGCTGACCGCCCAAAGGTTGTTGCACCTAAGAAAGATAAGCGTTCAACTAAGGCTGAGGTCGCGTTGATTCATGCGACGGACTGGCAGCTTGGCAAGCGCACTGTGTCGTATGGCATTGACACGTTGAATAAGCGTATGTCGTTGTTCACCGAGAAGGTGATGGAGTTGACTGCTATCCAGCGGGCACATCATCCGGTGAAAGAAGCAACGCTGATGTTCGGTGGGGACATGGTGGAAGGCATCGGCATATTCCCAGGCCAGGCGTACGAAGTGGAAGCACACCTGTTTGAACAGTTGTTCGAGGCGTCCCGTGTGATGGAGTCAATGGTCGCTTCGTTCGCAGGGTTCTTTGAGAAGGTGAACGTGGTGTGCGAGTTCGGTAACCACGGTCGCATCGGACGCAAGGGTGATATGCCGTACGGTGACAACATTGACCGTGTGGCGTATCGCATAACGCAGGATCGCACGAATCATTTGAAGAACGTGTCATGGCAACAGTCGGACGACTGGTATCAGATTGTTCGTATCGGTAACTATGAGGCGCTTCTTGTTCACGGTGACGAAATCAAGTCGTTCGGTGGTAACACACCAGCGTTCGGCATTTTGAGGAAGGCAAACGCATGGTCAACTGGGGTGGTCGAACGATTCTTGGACGTGTACATGGGCCACTTCCATACCCCGATGACGTTGACGATGGCAAATGGTGGACGCGTGTTTGTGACTGGATCCCCCGAGTCGCACAACGAGTACGCCCGAGAGTTCATCGCAGCAACATCCACCCCGTCCCAGCGCCTGCATTTCGTGGACCCAGCGAAGGGCAGGGTGACAGCCGAATACAATGTGTGGCTGGTATGAGCGAGGTGCAGTGTCCGTGGTCGCTTGCTGTGGTGCTGTGGAAGGACGCGTTCGACGGCGAAAACGGTTGGACCCATATCAAGGAGTACGAACCGAAGGCCGCTTATGTGGCGACGGTTGGCTGGATTTGGCCGATGTGTCTTGAGGGGTATGTGACGGTGGTTAACAGCTACTTCCCTGAAGAGGTTGAGGACATGCACACCGTCGGTATGCCCGTGCACATTCCCGTGGGGATGGTGTACAGAATTATTGTCCTAGATCAACCAAAGTTTGAGTCAGACAAATTGACTTGAAAATAACTGTGTAACACCCCTACAGTTACATGTACCGCAACGAAGGGAGAACGATATGCGGAACTATTACACGATACCTAAACCTGAGCATGGCAGCCAAGACTGGTTGAACTTGCGTTGGCAGAACGAGAAAGGCCAGAAGCGCATCACTGCTTCGGTCGCTGCTGCTGTGCACGGTGAACACAAGTACACGTCTATGGCTGATCTTGCTGTTGAACTGCTGGCACAAGAGCCGCCCTCACCGAAAGAGCCGAATGCTGCAATGCTCCGCGGCACAGTCATGGAGCCTTTCGTGAGGCAACTAACCAACATCACGTTGGGCACAGAGATTGTTGAGCCACAGGAACTGTTCTGCTACGACGAGCCGGGTGTTCGTTTAATGGCAACCATCGACGGCACTGACGGGTCGAAGGTCTACGAACTGAAGACTCAGAACAAACGCTGGGACGGGAAGCTGCCACGACAATGGTATTGGCAGGGAGTACAGCAGGCGATCTGCACTAATAGCAACCAGATCGAATGGGTCATCTTTGACTCCGGCATGGACTTGAACTTCCATACACAAGTCGTCAGTTCCGATGAACGTCAGGTTCATATCGACAAGGTGCGTGAATTCCTCGGCTTCATAGATATGGGGATGATGCCTGAAGGTGCCGACCCGAGTTACGACAACGCCGCTACTTTGTACCCAGAGGGTTACGAGAATACCGTTGTCCTTGACCATTCTGTGTACGACACCTTAGAGCGTCTGTCGCTTGCCCGTGAACACAAGAAGCAGGCTGAAGCTGTGGAGGAACAGTTGAAGGGGGAGCTTGCAATGATGCTTCAAGACTGCGAGTATGGGTCTATCGACGGCACTGCTGTGGTGTCGTGGAAGAACAGTGAGCGCACCAGTTTTGACAGCAAGAGGTTCCAAGAGGAACATCCTGCACTGTACGAAAAGTTTAAGAAAACAACCAGATTCCGCACGATGCGGATTATTGCTAAGGAGGCAAAGTAATGGAACTGTCAGAAGTAATTAATAAGTATGGGGTACCGGATCCGAAGCTTGTTGGCAAACTGCCAAAGGGTGGGATGCAACTGGACTTCGTTGGTCACGCTGATGTGACGAAGATGCTGATTGAGATTGACCCCGAGTGGACATGGGAACCCACTGCGTTTGATGTGAATGGTTTGCCTGCATACAGGGTTGAGAACGGCATGGCTCACATGGCTGGCTGGTTGACGTTGTGCGGTGTGCGCCGTCTAGGTGTTGGCTCGGTTATGCACAGCAAGCCAGACCTGTTGAAGGAACTTATCTCAGACTTTTTGCGTAACGCTGCGATGCGGTTCGGTGTGTGTCTCAGCCTGTGGACGAAGCAGGAATGGGAAGATGTTGCTCACCCAGCACCGGCACCTAAGCCTGTGTCGAACGGGTTGGTATCTGCCGACAACATTGCACGGTTTAAGAAGGCGTGTGCCGACGCGGGTTTAGACCCGAAGCAGGTGGCAGATAACGCTGGTGTGTCGCTGGACGGTTTGAAAGAGGCCGACATGCCCGCGTTGCGGGCTTCGTTCAGCGA